CAATGATTTCTTTCTCATCCTCTCCGAGAGTAATACCATAAGTTGTTTCGATATATTCTGGGGACTTAATCATCTCTTCGATGATGTAGGGGCACTCATCGCCTAGTACCGGACTCTTATACTTAGTTTCAGGAGAGAGATAGATTTTGCGGGGATCGACTACTTCTACAAAGGTTTCATTCTTGGTGATAACTTCCTTATCGGCTGAGACTAATACTTTTCCCTTAGCGTCTTTAGCCGACTCTTTAACCGTCTTAGTTTCGACTTTTCTGCCCACCTTGTAGACCGCTTTACCCGCTTCGACGAAGGATTGGATAAACTCTTCTTTAAGGTCAACTAAATGAATCCGGCGTTTGACGTTTTCCAGTATGCCTTTCCAATAAATCTTTTTAACTGCATCTTCTTTACCGTCAGCTTCGATCACCGTTTGAGGTGGAGTCGATGATAGTTCAGAGAGGTAGTTATCGTAAGCAGCCCAAGCTAAAGGGTATTTGATCTGATAAGTCTTAGTCTCACCACCGTTAGTGATCTCTCGTTTGAGGTCGAGAACCTGGTTGACAGTTTGAAGGCGTTTTCTGGCATCCTTATCAAACGATCTGGCAACTGATAGTCTGGTTTTAAGAGTTTGTAATTGATCTTCCTTGTTCTCGGGTTTGGTTGTTTTGTTAGGCATACGAAAAAAGCCCGCACATGGCGGGCCTGTTGATTAAAGCTTTATAAGTCTAGCACATTTAAGAATTGGTCTCAATATCAGAGCTGATGATGGTCTCATCCTCAAAGGAAGGTTTGATATAGACACCATCATGGACTCGAATCCGTTTGCGGACAAAGTGAATCTCAACACTGCCATTACCACAGCCGGTAGTGATGACTTTCATCGCTTCCCAGATTCTAAACAGGTCAGGATTGAGGGCTTTTAAAAGCTGTTCCTCGTTGGTCATTTAGGGTCCTAAACTATTAACTAAGCGTCTCTCACGCATCTTTTTTAGGTGGTAGTCAAAAGTGTCAACCGTATCTTCAGTCTTCTTCTGCTTAGGCGGTTGGTTCTCCCAGATCCATTCATAGTTTACGGCAAAGTATTCAGTAGCGGTGCGATGATGTGAGGACCAGTCGTGGATTGGCTCGTTAATTGCGGAAGTTGCCTGGGAAGTTTCTAGGCGTTGAGGATAACGGGCATTGAACATACACTCCAACCAATAATCAGTTCTGGGTGTTTGGTTGACCTCGATACCGGCTTGTAATAACACCTTGGTCTTATTGCGTCGGGAATTAAAGTCGTTATCTTCTGGCTTGGTTAAGACATAGATGCCAACATTGTTTAAAGCCTGGCGGGTTGAAGTGCCGGTCAGCAGGGACCGCTTGGAAACATCTGGATCGCCAAAATGAATCGGCTTCTTGAATCCCTTAAAGGCTTCGATGGCTAGAAGATCGTCATCAGTATAGTCAAAGGTTTCCTTGAGAATCCTGGTAACTCCGGCATCGTCTTTAAATTCCTCAATTCCCAAGAACCTAAAGTAGAACTGAATGGGTTTGTTGTCATTGGTGTAACAGTCGATCAGTCGCATCTTGGCTTTAAGCTTATTAAACTGCCAGAACTGAATCGCTACCCCATCTAAACCAAAGTCCCAACTGGCGTAAAGCGACTCTAATGGTGAATAAGGGAAAGCTCCGAGTTCGTGTTGGCTAATTTCCGGGTAGACCTTACCGGTGATTGAAGTTTCCCAGTTGATCATAATCTCTCTGGCAAAGTCTTCACTTGATCGTCTGGATCGTTGTTCCTCTAACCACTGTTGAGTTTTACGGGGGTCAAGGTTGTAGGGTAGGGTAATGATCTCAATCTTCTCACCATCTTTACCAAATCGTAATCGCTTGGCCTTGCTTGGCCTTATGCCAGGAGTAGTCAGAACTATCCGACAGTTAGTGGTATCAGCTGTCGCTCCCCAAGCAGCCGTATCGTTATCCCAGAAGGCAAACTCATCGAGAAGAATTGCTTTTTGCCGTCCGCCTCTGGAGAAATTGGGATTAGATGATTCACCAGAAATTACGTTACCATTTTCAGGATTGACCAGAGACATATAGGTTAGGTCTTTTCTGAAATCAAAACCTTTAGGTAACATGAATGGTGGTAAACGCCTTAAGGTGTATTCTATCTTTCCAAAGAGAGATTCTTCCTTGTTGCTGATTTCAGCTGAGCCGGTTGAATCAACATAATCCTCTTTACGGGAGCCCAGAAGGAAATTTGAACCGGGGATGTAACTCCAAAACCAAAGGAAAACATCAAGTGTGGTGTAGGATACTCCCATCTCCCGGCACTTCTCGACAAAGAGATCGTGGCCGGATTCAATCGCCTCCTTTATCTTTGACACTAGGTCTTTTTGGAAATCAAACAATTCGAATGGTAAGTGATAGGGATCATGTTTCGGATCAAAGGTATAGCAGAAGCGATCAATAAAGACTATGGGGTCAGTCGAGGCTAGAATGATACGCTCATCTAATCTATGTCTGGCTTCCTCAACCGATAATCCTTTTAAGTTGTTCATCTGTGATTCCTATATCTTTGCCATTCGTCGTCGCATCTACTCTCTCTACTAACCTACCCTTCATCTTTAAAGCTGTTTCGACAAACTTATGCCTAACTGCATGATCTGGGACCTCAATGAAATCAGTTGTCGCACCGGTGGCCTGTTTATTGGGATTCATCGCACTGATAACCCGGTTAGCTCCCAATCCGTCATTGACTACCTTGACCAACTTTTTATCGGGAAGGTACTTCCTCATCAGACTTTTCCAACTAAGGGTTTTTTTAATCCGTCCACTTCTGGCGTAACTGGGACTATAGTTTAAATCTTTCATGGCTTGTTCCATTGAAAGCCCTACATTTTCCGACACATATTTAACCAGTTCTTTTTGCCTGTTGTTTGGTTCTATTTTTTTCTTTGGACGTTTTTTTTTCATATTATTTTGTTTAACCATTTTGATACGGTTCTAAATAAGCTCCTAAATCTTCGTAGTCATCAAGTGGAAAATCGTCCATTTCCCTCCGGTGTATCTCGTCATCTATGTCGGGACCGATTATTACATTCGAGGTTGCCAGGGTAGTATCCAAGTCCACCCGATTGAAGAAAACAAATGTCCCTTTTTTCTCTGAACAGGGGGCGTGAATAATCAGAGGATCGCCCTTGATTCCAATTCTGACATTTAATCCACATTCCGGACACTGCCATTTGCTTAGACTTGATCTCCCCTTTTCCTTTTTCCCGATTTCAAACCAATCAAGTCTCCTGCCTCTTGTCCCTTCGGCTGTTGGTACATCTGTCGGTCTTGGTATCCCCATTTCGTGCATCAGAATTGCAAAAGGTGAACCTTCATCAGCCGGAGCATAATGACAACCGATATTGGGGACGACATTTAAACCCAACTGTTTGCTCATCTCACAAAATTCTTTGTTATGGGTAGACTTACCCCGCTTATAAGGTTCTTTGCCGTACTTCTGCTGCTTTAGGTGCAACATCTCATGCAGTAGGCTTTCCGCTTGGGCCCACTTACCAAACCTCCACACCGGCTTTCCCTCGACTTCTTCATAGTGGGCAGTATTTAAAGTGATTTCATGTAAAAGCCCCTGCGGGTTTCGATTAAGGGTATAGGCCGCTAAAATATTGTTATTCCTCATATCGTCAAAGGAAATCACCGGATCAGGAACCTGGTTTCTATCTGTTCTTAAAATGGGGTCAACTAAACGGTCTCGAAAAATAATCGCCAATCGGTATAAATTGACAGCTTCTTCTTTAAAAATCCAATCTGAGGCATTCTCGGCGTTCTTCCGGACGGCTGGTTGAGGATTATTTACCTCGATTAAAACCCCTCTCTTAGCTATGTAAGGCAAAGTCCTTTCCATATGTTATTTAAACACTTGAATACTTTTTTATCAACTCCTCCAATTCTTGTCTGGACTTCTTACTCTTTTCTCGATGGGCATCTGCACTTAATTCCTCAAACCAGTTTTCCCCATGTAGATATACTAACTTTGTAGCATAAATAGCTAAATTACCATGTCTCCATTTATTACACCCGGCACATTGACAATGCAAATTTCTTTCATCAAAGTCTAATTTGTTATGCCAGAAGTGACCCGCTTGATTTCCCCCTTCTCCACAAGTAAAACATATATAGTTGTCTCTCTTGCAAATGTATTTATGAAATAACTTTTCGGCTTTGGCTTTAAGTTTTGGAAGTGGTCTTAGACTGTGTTTCCGGATCACTTCTTTTTTAAATCTGATAACTTTCTCCACTTATCCCAATCGTTTTGAAAGTGAAAACCCCGTTTAGCCATCTTTTCTAAGAACTTCTTTTTATCATCAGGATTTATCCATTTTTCAGGAAAAACAGTCTCATCCTGAAAATGGTCTAAGGGAAAGTTTTTCATAGTTTTATTCCGATAA